TAAATCTCCTTAACTCAGGGCCAAAAGAAGGCCGATGGAGACTTCCCCATCCAACCCTGCTGGGCCAGTGGCCCCGGTTGCGCCTGTCGCGCCTGTCGCGCCTGTCGCACCAGTTTCGCCTTTGTCGCCAGTGCGCTTGAATTGAACCCGTACCGGGTCGGTGTCGTCGATGGTGCCGTTACTGGCGATATGGCTGACCGCCAATTCCGTCCAGCCGCTGTTGTCCGTCAAGCCAGAGATCGAGAAGATCGCAAAGTTGCCGGGGTTCTGGTCTTCAAAGATATGCAGAAAACCCTTGATTGCGGACGTGCTGTCATCCCATGTCACGATGTACGGAGAGATGTCTGGGTTGTTGGTGTCCGCCGTCAGGTCGTCAATGGCGATGGCCGTGACCGAGGCGTAGGTGGCATTGTTAAACCGTAGGATGCCCGTGCCAGGGTCAGCCATGCTGGTCGTGGTTGAGAAGGTGTATTTGTTGGCGAAGGAAGCCACGCTGTTGGCCACTGCCGTCGCGCTTGCCGCTGCGTTGGTTTCACTTGCCGCTGCGTTGGTTTCACTCGTACTCGCTGCTGCCGCGCTTGCTGCGGCGTTCGTTTGGCTTTCCTCAATAGCCGTCAACGTCAAAGTAGATGCAACAGGATCACCATCGCTGTCAAAGCCGAGGACTTTTGTAGCCCGTGTGACTTTAGCGGGGAGACGGTCGATATCTGCTGTGTCGCCGTCTGGTTGACGCAGAGAACGGTTAATCTGGCTACTGTTCTGCTGCGCCATGACGACAATTTTATCTAACGTCTCTTCGACGCTATCGGATGGGAATGGATCGTTTTCGACCAGATCAAGCCCTTGGGTGTATGGTTGATCCCGTTTAATGACCAGCGTTTCACCCGCCGCAGGAGCGACTACCATGGTCACTGTGCCCCCACTGTCAGATCCAGCGCCGGTAACCGTGTAATCCGTGTCCAACACTTTGGTGCTTTCCGCACCTGTGCTGTCGGTAACAATAATCACGGTCAGGTCTGAATTAGCGTAAAACTTAAATCCAGTGGCAAAATCATCTGTCGTACCATTGCCTGCGAAACTGACTTGGTTGGCGGTTGTGCTAATCGTCATTGCTCTTCGTCCTCATCATAGAGGTTAAAGTAACCGGACGATAGCATATAACTGTGCATTTGTCGCAGCAACTTCACCTGATCCTTCATCTGTTTTGGGGTCTTGAGAAGCATTTCCATAACTTCTGGATTAAGCATGGCATCAGTCAGTAAAGCATGAGCTTTTCCGATAGGTAGCCGCTCAAACAAATCCAGAGCCGCCTGAGAGCCCGCGTGCGCTTGGATTAACCCAGACCCGCTTGTGCTAAGGCCTGCCGCTTTGGCTGCTTTTGTGGTCGCAGCAGAGCCGACCAAACGGGCCAAAAGACTGACCAGTTTGCTGCTTTTGGACAGATCTTTGGTGTCTGCCATAGTTGGTACTTTTTGCGACTTGATGATGGATTCGGCGATCTTCGACATATTATCAATACGGCCGACAATAGATTCATCAAATAGGTCTGCCTCTTCCATCATTTGCCGAACCGAAGGCAGATCAGCTTGCATAGGCTCTTCAAGCGCCATACGAAACTTTTTGAAATCGAACGTACCATCTGCACGCATAGCTTGATTGCGTGCATACTCTAGGACCGCGCTGGTAAACCCGCGGCGAACATTAGGGTCATTGGAGTTTTGCGCGAAAGAGATAAGCTTCTTGAGTTCTGTACGAGGTTTATTTCCGCCAATTGCTGTTGCAATGGCATCGATCGGACTGTCAACTTTAGCCAGCTTACCATACGCCGACTGATCAAGAGCCATTTGGGAATCTTTTAGTCTGGTTTTCAGCGCATCAAATGCTTTTTCAGATTGAATGGCTTCATCGATCTGTTTGGTTAACTCAGGGAACCGCTCTCCCAAGATTTCTCTGTTCGCATTCAATGCCCTGCGAAGCTCAGGCAATTTAACATGCTCTGTATCGGGATTAATCGCACGGCTCATGATCGCCCGCAGATATTCCTCTTGCGCGTCATACATACCCGAAACCAATTCTTGGTTCGCCGCGGCATCGACAATGCTTTGATTGTCGAGAAACTTTGTTGCGTCGGCCAATTGCTTCAGCTTAAGCGCTGACGCCTCGCCACCGCCAGCCATTGCTTGTTTAAGTACGGTTTCCGGCGCGATACGGGACGCCCCGGTTCGATCAGATGCCACCGCGCGGCCCGCAAAGGTACGAGTGAAGCTATCATTCAATGCACGGCTATACCGGCGGGCAATATCATAAGCTTCGTCGCCGCCAAGAACTTGCCCAATAATATCTTCTGCCACCTTGGCTGATTCCGAATAGAAATTAGCCAATTGCAACTTTCCTGCCCCTGCCGCTTCCCGGGAAAGCTCTAACATCTTACCGCGCTGCTTGATCAACTCATTTGCGTTGTTTGTAAGGCCTTCTGGGATAGCTTTAGGCTCTTCGCCACGCATAACAGCTTCCGCGTTGGCTTCTATGATCTGTTGCCGTTTGCGGATATTATTAAAAAACCGCTGTACCGTTCCATCAATACGCTCTGTTTTAGGCAAGAAATCGGGCCGTAGGGCTTCGATTTGGTCGAGCATTTCGATATCCAAATCCTGCACATCCGCCGCGCGATTGATCCGGCCCCAGAGATCACGTTCAATTGCCCTGGCTTCATCTAAAGACTCTTGCAAAATGGCACTGGTGCGAAGGTTAATGTCTGTCATACTTGCACCGGAGCCTTGCAGTTTAGCGGCGTCGGAGACTGCTTTTTGTTGAGCTTCTTTTACGCGGGCAACAAGAAGATCTTCTAGCATACGCTTTTGCAGTTTGGCGGCTTCCGCAACCATTTGCGGATCTCCAGACTGACGCATGGCATCGACAATCAAGCCCAAGCTTTCTAAAGAAGCTTTATTCCGCTCTGTCACCCTTTGTGCAAAGGCAGGGTTCATTTCCATCAGGCGTTTTTGCATAGCGGCAAATGCTGGTGACTCTGAAAGCGCGGCTAGTGTAGGTGACACCACTTCGCCTGTGTCATCTACGAGCCCACGGAACGCGGCATCATTCAGTGCCGCGCCTTCTTTTATTGCACGTAGCAACATCTCAGGATCTTCGCCAAAGGTTTCAACGTACTCTTGCAGAATAAATGCCGCTTGGCTTTTCACACCAACCTTACCGGCAGTAACCGGGGCTGCCATCTGCGAAAGCGAGTTCTTCATCCACGAAAAACTGCCAGCTAAAATTCGCGTAGGAGACAATGCGCCTGCGGATATTTCCGCGCCTAAACGAACGTATTCATTTCCGTCTGTGGCCTCATATGCGGCCGCTCCTGCCCCCGCTGCGGCGGCACCCCCGGCTGTTTCTGCCATAAGAAAAGTGCGAGTTCTTTTCGCCGCAGATTCCAAGATTTTATTAAAAAACAAACCAACACGCCCCGTGCCATAACGAAGACCGGCTTTTGCTAGCCCGACCGTACCAAACCCACCAGCAATAGCCCCACCAAACGTCTCCCCGGCAACACTAGCCGTGGTGTCTGAATCTGTTGTCGTCAGCGTAGTATCGCCGTCCATAAAAGGCATATCGATATTAGATAACGCCTCGCGGGCTTTGCCGCCCGCATAAGCTCCTGCTGCCAAGCCCCCAATACCGCCAATAAGCCCGCCTGCGAGCGTGCCAGGCCCCGGCATAACGGCTGTGCCTGCTAACGCGCCACCTTTTGCTCCCGCAAGCATACCCGTAAATGCAGGCGCGGCTTCGACCGCGCCGCCAAGCATACCTTGACCGAACTTAATAGCCGTGTCCAAATTGAACCCTATATCAGTGTCATTATCCCCAACAACTTCAAAGCCGCGGGCTTTCAACTCATCTTCAAACGATGGTTGACCTTCTTCCGACGGAGCAGGGGCGTCAGCAGGAGCGCCTGCTCCTACGACTTCAAAACCCCGGGCCTGTAGCTGCTCTTCAAAAGACGCCATTAGTTATTCCTACTCGCCTGGCCTGTTTGCTTCTTCTTCTTCTCAGAGCCTTGTATACGGCCAACAGGGTTGGGCCTGATTTGTGTATATTCGCCTTCTGGCGACCGAACGAGGATAACTTCCCCCGGTTCAAAATCATCAGGGCTGAACGAATCTGAAAGAACGTCCGATCCCTCATAGACATCCGGCAAACCCATGATGTCTAAATATTGGTCAATATCGCGGATGATACGGTTCGAATCGGCGATTTTCCTAGGCGATTTTCTACCTGTGGAAGCGAGGTACGAATACTGCTCCGCTTGTCTCGCCATAAGGTTTTCTTTAACCGCAACCATACGAGACAAGAAGCCGCTGACGCTTTGAAACGCCCCCGGGTCCATACCAAACTCGCGTTGAACGGCTTCCATTTCCTTAACAGGAAAGCGATCATTATTAACAAGAGCGGCAATCAGCAAGCGGTTCGACAAAGCGATCCGGCGTTGCGCTTCGATATTCTTCTGGCCTTTAACAAGCTCTCCAACAAAAGCAATGTCTTCAAGTTTGGCCTTTGCAAACGATACGGGGCCGACCGCATCTGCCATCGTACCAAACACAGTTCTATTCCCGGTGACTTTATCAAGCGGCGGCATCTGAATATCCCCGCCTTCTCGCATCGCATCGTATCCGACAGATTGAAGCTGTACATCTTCTCTGGCGTCCAAAGCGGATCGCAAAAATGGCGGAAGCGCAGCGTCAATCCGCATCACTTCTCGGGTAACTGGATCTGTGCGGAACTTAGTGTTTTCGTTTTGCATAGCTTGCGCCAGAGCCAAGAACTTGGCTTCATCTTGCGGAGCCAGTGCTTTGGCAGCAAAGGCATCCGCATTCTCAAGCAGGAAGTTCATCCGGCGTTCATTTTGAGTAGCCGCCATGCCATCGACATCGGCACTGATAATTTGATTAAAGACCTCTGCTGGCATTTCCCTGCCCGGGTTGCGATCTTTCCAGAGGCGCATCCGTAGTTCAATGTTGCTTTCTTGGCGGCTCATGCCCGCAAGACGACGGATCTCATCAGCACGCTCTGGGTTTTCTCTAACCAAAGCATCAACTTCTGCCAATTTTTCCGAAAGACTTTGCTTTTTCTGAATGGACTCAAGACTCGCCATAATGCGGCGATCCCTTGGGCTTATATCTTCTACATCAATCCCCAGTATAGTCGCCGTTTTAATCAACGCCTGCTCTGCCTCAAGACGACCTTTTTGTTTGGTCATGTGCTGCGCCAAAACTTTCATCTTGAGTTCACGCGCTTTTTCAAAACCAACTGTCGGCGCAAAATCATCGCGATTAACAATAGCCATCGCGCCCTCATCATTGAACGTCATCAAAGCTTCTTGAACATGCTCCTGCATGACAAATGATGCGCCCCGCAGATATTCAGCTTCTTCTTCCGATGAAGACATAGTGTTCGCGTATCGATTAACACGGTCCCGCACAAGCTTAAGACCGTCATCAAGATTACCTGTAACCGTGGAATCCGCGGCAATCTCACTGAAATTACGAGTGAGGTGCTGTTTAACAAGAGCCCGTTGTTCAGTATTGATGTCTTCCGCAACAGCACGGGCGTATAGCCCCCGCCGTTTTTCCAAGTCTTCCATCAAAGCGGCTTTACTTTCAGGAAGCTCGAAACTTGTGTTTTCCAACGTCTCTTGCATTTTGGTCGCAAGAAACTCGCCAAACCCTACCTTGGTTTCTTTACTGGCGTACATGGACGGACCCATACCGGGATGCCCGCTATAGCCGCCTTCTTGTTTGATCCGTCGCTGCTCTGCGGCGACTTCGGTTTCAAACTGCTCCAACGCCCGAACCGAAGCTAGGCCGTCCTCGCGCGCGGCTTTACGCCCCGCGGCTTGCATCAGGCGCTCGCCCATTGCCGTAATCTGCTGTCCCGCCTGCTGCGCCCCCGCGCCAGGGTCAGCAAAGTCAGAAGCTTGCAGCGGGCGCGGGCTTTCGGCCGGGGCTAATGCCTGTTGGCTTGAATATTGTCGGAGCTTTGCCATTTCTTAAATCCTATGTAATTTCAGTGCCCAAGCCGAATGCGCCAGTGTCATATGCAGCATATCCTGCTGACCCCAACCCCGATATCAACGTGCCCGCTGCACTGATACGTCCTTGCTTGGCTTTTTGTCGGCCTTTTATCTCCTCAAGCATAGCTTCATATCTCATGCTGTCGGATTGTTTTTTACCGGCGTGAAGGATCAACTCTTCATCCAGTTTATTTTCAATCGCGTTATCTGCCATGAGATCAATAACAGACCCTTCCATCCGCAGTCCTGTTGTTGAGAATGTCGCGATGTTTTCGCCACGAGCTAGCCGCGTTTGGCGCTCCCGCCGATCAGCATCAACTTCAGATTTAGCCAACACATAATCCGCTTCTTTTTTCATACGATCTGCGTTAGCTTTGCCCATTTTCTTGGCAAAATTACCCTGCTGAATCGCGCCCATAGCCGATACAGCAGTGCCAACTACCATTGCTGCAATTGCTACTTCCATCAGTTCAATACCCTCGCATACAGGGCGCACGCGCCGCCGTCAGGCCGGTAAGCTTCCATGCGCTCACACTCCACCTTAAACCCCAACAAGCGAGCCCATCTATGGCCTTCCTCAAAATCGCAGTCTACGGCCATTTCAATACGCTTAATAAAGCACGTATCCAGAAATCGCTTCACAGCCCGATGAACAAACAAAAACTCATGGCGTTCCATCGGGTCCGATAAATAGGCCCATGCAAGTCCTCGCCCATGCCACTGCGGAACAATACCGGCGCACGCAAGGATTTGCTTTCGGGCACCGATGGCTGTGTAACCCCAACCGCTTTGCTCAACTGCATATGTCATGTCGTTTGTCATATACCTACTCAGTGTTTTCTGCCGCTCTTGGATCATCATCAACTGCAAGTGTGCGGCACGAAACTCCTCTACTCTCATCGATCCTGCGTCATCACCCTCGCCACGTACATCAGGAGATTGCACGGCAATGGCTGTGTTTGACGCACGCATATTTGACCTTCCCTTCCGTATTCAGCGCCCCAATCAATAGGCTTATCGCCGGTGAATAGGGGTACCGCAGTGTCCATATTAGCACCACCTTCACGAAAAATCAGCGGTTCATATGTATCGTTGCATTCCGGCGATATTTCAAAGCCGACAGTTTGCCAAAAACGGAAAATAACTTCGTTGATTCGCTTCTTCTTACTCTGCGCCGGGCCATCCCCTGCCGCAGATTCAATGCGAAGCGTTTTCATCGTGCTGCTGTAATTATACCCCACAACAGCGTTTGTCGCGCTTCGATCAAGAGAGATCGCGCCTGAGCTAACAGGTTTATCGGAATGCACAGCCCCGTTGACCAGCAAGCCGACCGTTTCACCTTCAAGATGAAACGCATTCAGCAATGTAGTTGTAGCGTCACCTGAGTACGCCAGATTGCTGTCTAAAAACAGCGCATCAGCAGTTAGTGTGTTGCCATCGCGCCAAATCGGCGTCAGATATTCAACGTAACGAACTATCTGTCCGTTGATATACCGCTTCACCACCATCCAGAGTTCGTCAGAGAAGCCATCGGCCGATGGGATAGATGCAACGCTTTCGACCTGTGCTTGGGTGCCAGCGGCGTCGGATGTACCACCTAGGACGTGTTTATGCCAACCAGTGACGCCTTGAGCGCGGTCATAGCTAAAGCCAAGCAATGTACCATCAGCGCGAACCATCCATATAATCGGTTGAGGCTCTTGCTGAAACGCCATCTCAATGATGCCGCCGAGAGTAATATCATCAGCCAGCAGGGTCATATCTGGCGCACGGAAACCATCATCTTCAAACACATACGCAAGTTCACGGATTTTTTGCTTTGACCTCTGGACAAACAAAACGGCTTTTCCCGCCCTGACCGGCATCTGGTTAGCCGATCCATAAGTCGTAGGGCGGCGCGCTTGAGGCGGGTTTTGAGCAGAAATAGCATCTGTCTGTTGGTCAGATCGGATAACCCACTCACCCCCGACAGTGCCCGCCACAAGGCCTTTCTCGTCATCGATAATCCATCGGATCGCGTTGACATTGTTCGCGCTCAACGTAAACGCCACGCCTTTATCGGCCGTAACAGTCCCATCTGGATCAGAAGGCTCAAAGCTTTCATAATTACCGATGACAGACCCATCAAGCCGCTGGGGCGTATCCGCGCCCCCGCCAAAATACAAACGATCTTCAAAGAATGTGACGCACTCAGGGTAACCTGTAGTGTCAGACCAAATACCCAAGCGCCAATCGGCCGTAGCCGTACCGGCGCTTGGGTTCTGCCCTTGGATGGTGGCAGTCACTTGGGTCGTACTGGTAAATGCTGTGATCTCCAGCCACGTCCATTCGCTGGCGGGGTCAAGCCAACGAATTAATCGGCCCACATCTGTGGACTTGAAACCTTCGTCGTTGTTGATGCCGGTCGTCGCGGATGCTGTCACGGTAACACTGCCCGACGTGCCACTAAGGGTCAGCGTAGTCGTCGTTAGGTTGACTGCGGCATAGGGCCCATCTTGGAAATCAAGCGTGCTGATAGACCAATTAATATTGCTGGTACGAGTTATTTTCCGCGGTGCGTAATCTGGATGCGTGATGTATAGAACATCCGCCGACTGCGCCCATTTTAATTCAAATATATCGGCTTCCAGATAGGGCGTTGTGACAGAAACAGGCGTCTCGGCCTCAAACTCCGCTGAAAACTCGTCTGCAAAGGCACCTGTGGCAATGATGGCATTGTTTCGGTAAATTCTAAAATATTGATCGCCAACCTCAAGGATGTACGATTCAATTGTACTGAACTCAAACTCCAGTAGCCGAGTGGCTTTGCTGCTGTCTTTTACTTCGTGGGCAAACCGGCTCCCTGGGCGGCGTTGCAACCCCCCTTGGATTACCGGAATAAAATTCGTCAGTTCCGCAACACCGTTTTTATATTGATCGATATCCGCGCGAGACTGAACGAGGGCAGATAGCTGCCCTGCGTTGAAATTGTTTTGCATGTAATGCGCTTTGGGCATTCGGATTAATCTCCAGAACGGCCGTGGTTACGCACTGTCACCCATGTATCCGCGGGCGGCTCAAGAGCCACCCGTTCAATCGCATTAACCCGCTTGGCGTGTTTGATCTCCTCTTGGTATTGAAGAATGTACACTTCCATTTGCGTCGAGGTTGGCTGGCGAATCCGCTCTGCCAGTTCAAGCGCGATCTTTGCCGACAAGGCTTCAAAAAACAGCGGATCGAAATTATTAACGTCGGTTTCGCGTTTAACGTAAACGATGTTTAGCGGGGCATCGTCGTCGGTCAAAATCTGACCATCTTCAATCTGCCAATCCGTGACATCATTGAGGGGGTGTAGACGCAAAAAATCCGCGGGGAGCGGAAACGCATTGTTGTAGCCGAAAGGCGGCGCTGTTGAAGACGCCGCTAATTGCGCGCGCGCGCGGGCAAAACTCCATACGTGTTTGCGAAGCTCTGCGTCCCTCGCATATTCGTATACCCTATTGCATTCCCGCGCGCGATTGCTGTCGTCAGTCAGACTAGTAATACTGGCTTCGCCAAGTCGTTGGAGCGCGCGGTTGCACAAGTCAACCGCGGAAGCCATTATTTACCACTCATGTCTTCGATGACGCGCATCTTGATCCGGTCGATAAGGTTGATCAGATCGCCTTTGGATACAGTATCATCCCAAGCGAGACGAACCGCGCCTGTGGTCGTAGCAGATCCGGTAATCGTGAAGTCTTGCTTTGATTCCGTGACCGCTGCATCGATGTGAAATTTAGCCATTTGGCGCTCCTGCTTTAGAAGAGAAGATGGGGGCCGAAGCCCCCACCTTATTAGTCGGCAACGTAGGCGATGTAGCCAACAGCGTCGTTGCCGTCAGCGATCGCAACGTCCTGAGAGGTGAGCCGGATGGTAACACCCGATTGGCTCTCAAAGACCTTCGTGTTGCCCGTAGCCGTCAGAGCAGAACCGAGGGAAATAGAGCCCGCGGTGTCAACGCTGACGCCATCGTCGATACCGTTTGGATCAGCGGCAACTGCCGTGCCGCCGAAGTCGGTGTAGGCATCCCAACCGCAGTCGAGGGTCGCCGAAGCGGTCGTCCAGTTGACGTACACGTTCGACATCGCACCAAGGATGCGAACCCGACCAGCAGGGAGTTTCACAACCGCTACCGAAGACGTAGCGTCTCCCGCACCAGATTGATCGTGGGTGAAGTACGCGATGGCGACTTGCCCGCCCAAGACAGTCTTGTCTTGTTTGACCGGCGGGGTTGCCGTTTGGTTCGTGTACTCAGTTGCTTCTTGCGTGGTTACAGCCATTTGTCAGCGCTCCTATTAGCTTTCGGTGCAAAGGATTTCGACGACTTTCGGCTCTTGGGTGCGAGTAGCCCCCATGGTGCCGCGCATGAAGACTTGCGTGAGGTACTCTTTGTCAGCACGCTCACCGATGCGAGTCTCAAGACGGTTCCAGAAGCCCAGAACGATGCCGCTCTGCGCCCAAGCGAAACAGCGACGGTCGTTAGAACCGTCAACGCCGAGTTCTTCAGTGTGATGGAAACGGAACCCAAGAAAATCTGATACATCCCCTTGGACAAGCGCTTTTACGGTGTTGAAATCCGAACTCGTAACTTCGGTTTGCTCCAACAGATCCGTGTACTGCTTGGCCGTCATGGCGATGTGCATCGGCTCACTCATGTCAACATGAGCAGCTTTCAGCTTTTCGCGGGCGGTACGCAGCTTTGCCACCGTCATACCAGCGGAGCCAGAGGCGATTTGCTGGTTGGCCGTGTCGAAAGCCGTGCTGGTGCCACCATTTTCGCCGGTCTTGGCGGTGCCAAGGGCAGCGTCGATGATGACGTTGGTGGTTTTCCGAGCCCATGCAGCACGCATAGCTTCCGCATACGGGGAAACCGGCGAGTTCAGCATACGAAGCTCGTCTTCTTTGTCTACCGGCAGCGCCAGCGTGTAATCGGTCGGGAAGACCCAACGCTGTTTATGCTCGATTTCCGAAAACAGGGTATCGGAATTCCGAGCCGCTTTGGTCTGGAATTCGACTTCGCCGAATTGTTTGACTACCTGAGCGGCTTCGCCTTGGTAGGATTGGACGACAACACCCGCCTCAAGCGGCGAGGATTTCTCTTGCAACAAGAGTTCGACGTTAGTCGTAAAACTCTCGTTAAAATGCGAGGGGATTTCAAAAGCCATAACGGCCCTCCATCAAGTTGAACAATACACCAATTGCAGTCGGGGTTTGTCCATCTTGCTAAGAGGGCCGCGATGGGTTTATCTCTTAGTCTGGCGATGGGGCCACTTTCTTGCGGCCCCTATTCTGCCGTTTTGCAGGTTCA